ATATATGTGTTCCCAGCAAAGGATACCGGAGGCCCGCCGGCTGTCCCGGGAGTTATGTGGAATACGCCACCGCCAATGCCGGTCAGGTCAATATTGAAAAAGGAAATTTTTCCCGAATCATTGCTCAGGTCCTGGATATCCCGTTTTACTTTGGGGCTGGTTGGAGTCGTCATATATAAGCCCTCTTGACCGTAGCAGAGACCTTCTTTTTCACCCCGCCGGAATTTTCAACGGAGACAGCCCCTTTTAATTTCCAATATTTCGTGCTGTCGCCAATTGGGGCCCACTCCAGATAATTTGAAGTACCATTTTTGCTGTTTCGCAGGATATCCACGAGCGTTAAGGCCGCCCCTACATCCTGGGGAAGAAACACCAAATTCCACTCTTCGATTTCAGCATTGATCCCGTCTTTTTCGGTCTGGGAATATCCATCCCCAAACTCATATTCTTTCACTCGCAGGTCCGCCACGGAAAGGACGGTATCCTTGGAAAGTTTGTAAATGGAGGTGTCAAGAACGACAGTCATTAGGCATACCCCCGGGAAAGCGAATTGTTGAGCAGGCCACCGACCCGTTTTTCATCGGCTATGACCTGTTTGACCTCCTGCTTGATCTGCTGGGCGATGTTGTTTGCCAGGCTCTGATCATAGGCTGGGTCACCGGTCGGTTTGACGTTGATGTCACCAAAAGTAATGGAAACGCTCCTTGAGCTACCGCCTTGTGTCGCGGCCCCGAGTGCCGCCATCTGCCCCTCTGTGAAAACGCCCTCCCCTTTCTGGAGGATGGCCGGAAATTCATCTGGCATAAGGCCAGTGTGATATTTTGGAGCGTTGTTAAAAACAGCAGGGTTGATGCCATGGCGGACACCGCCTTCTCCAGCACCGACGATGCCTCCGGTGTGAAATGAAATCCAGCCAAAGGGATCAAAATTCCCACTGCCGATATCGATACTGCCTAAGTCAAAACCATCTGCCCAGTCCATTGCTTTCAGCATCTGCTTTTGAATCATCATCTGGGTTACCATTTTGCCGAAGGACTCTGCGATATTTCCGAAAGAAGCCTCAGCACCCCAAACCATATCGTTCAGGGTGGAGGCGTAAGAGATGGCCCAGCCTGAAAAGGCATCCTTCCAAGTTTCCGTGGTTTCCTCGGTGATCCTTTTGGATTCGGCCGCATACCAGCGATCCAGGGAATCCTTATCCTCAATGAACTTGGCATAATGGTCATACTGCTGATTAAGCTGATCCAGCTGGTAGGCGGTGGTGTCCAGGGTGGCCCGTTTGTAGTCCTGCTGGAACGATTCCCATGCGGTCTTTTCCTTGGCAATCGTATCGTTCTCGGCTTGGATGCGGCGCTCCCAGCTGGCAGCCATTTCAGCCTCTTCTGCCCGGATGGCATCTATACGTGCCTGGGTGTTTGCCTTTGTCACCCAGTCTTCTTCGGTTCTTAGCAGACCGGCCATGGTCTTTTCGTTGAGGGCGTCCAGTTTGTCATAGTAGAGAGTGAATGCCGTTTCCTTATCTCCGGTAAGGGAAATAAAGGCGTTACGCTCTTCTTTAAATCTGGCCAGCATTTTGTCGTAGACACCCTGTGTCATACCGTTGATTCCGGAATAGGCTACGGCATAGGCCTTCGCAATATCATTAGCCTTTTTGGAGTCTTCTTCATCGTCATCACCCAGTCCGTCGGACGGGCTGCCGTAATCGGTGTAGGAATCAGGCATTGCATTTTTGATGGCAAGGAGCTTGTCAAGCTGCTCTTGGAGGATTTTCTTTTTTCGCTCGTTTGCTGTCAGACTTTTATTCTCAACGTATAAAATCCCCTCCTCAACATCTTTGGAATCCCTACCGTTCCGAATAGCGGCCTTTTGTAGGCCACCATTCTCACGAACCATTTTAATGTAGGCATCCATCGCCTTGTTTTTCTGGACAACGATGTCGGATTGGGACTCTTCTGTCTCCTCCATCGCCGCCAACTGTACCTGGATCGATTGGATTTGATCCTCAACACTCGGCCCCTGCATAGCTTTTGTCAGATTATCCAGAATATCGGCAGTAATCCCCTTGATGCTGGTCGCAGCCGGCAGGAATTTTTGTCCAAGAGTGGCCGAAAAGTCTTCCCACTCGGCAGAAAGACGTTTAGTGGTGTTGGCGTGCTCAAGGGATGTCCGCTCCATATCTCCGATTGCCGCCGCTGAAGATTCGAGCATGAGCTTATATGCGGCCTGCGCTTTATCGGCCAGCGTCAACTCTTTCTTCGTGTCAGCAAGCCCCATGTTCAAGGCTTTCTGCTCGATGCGAGTCTGGTTGAGCACGATGCCGTATTTTTTCATGGCTTCGTATTCACCAACCAGCGCGGACTGCACGTTTTCAATGACCTGCTGTGTGGGGAGATTGTTGAATGATCCGAGATCGGCGGACAGCTTCACAATCTCTTTTGATAAGTTGGCAGCTGCAGCAGCCTCCATCCCCATGGGAACGAGCAGATCCTGAATGGATGACAAGTACTGCTTTGACTCCCGGGCGGACATGGCATACTTTTCCACCAGGTTAGAGGCCCACTGATTAACCATCTCAGTTTGCCCCTTGAACACCACTTCATATTTAGAGGATACTTCCTGAAGGTCGGATGCGGACTGAATGGCAGCGCCTGTGAAATTGGCAAGCTCAATGATGCCGAAGCCAATACCGGCAGCGCCAGCCAGGGCCCCAAAGCTATGCATAAGCTCATTGTTACCGAGGATCATGGTTTTGATGGCGCCGGAGGTATCTCCAATTTCCCGCTGAAGCTTTGCAGTTTCCATGCGGGTAAGATTCATGGACTTGCGCAGTTTTTCAATGACCTGCCCCGCTTTATCGGCGGCCATGCCTTTATGGAGACGTGATTCAAGCTTTTTGAAGTCCTTTTCATTGTCAATGGCGGAGCTGCCGAGGAACTTCAATTCTTTGCGAAGCTGGACCGAAGCTTTTTCAGCGGTTGCGGTATCAATTTTGATCTTTAATCCTGGCATTGACTCCATTCCTTAACGACGGTTGGATATGCAATTTGCTCGATACTCAGCACCTTTTCAAAGTCCTCCGTGCCACCACCATACGCCTCACAGGTTGCCAATATCTCAGAATTCTTCAGCTTCATGGGTTTTACACCATTCATCGTAAACGCATGGTCTCTGGACCGGTTACATAGCCTCCAGAGCTTAAAGGCCAGTTCGTTGGCCGGAAACAGGCAAAAAGGCTTCTCACAGGTGTCGCAGGGAGGAGTGTCATCTTCGAACTCATAAGTTTCAGCGCAGCTTTCACAATCATAGTCCCCCTGCGGGTCAAATTCGCATTTGGCCCATTGAATTAGGTTTTTTTTTCCTCTGCTGCCCGGCCGGCCCCGATTTCCCCGGCTTTCCTCAGGACCTCGTCAATGAGGTCCGGATTGAGGAGCCATGCTTCCCTTTTTTTCTCATCTGAGCAGGGTATCTCCTGGTCGTTTTCGTCAACGCATGGCCATGACCGGATCACACTCTGTGCCTTTTCAATTTTGATCTCGGCAAAGTCCACCTCCGGAAGCAGTTGGCCGCTGATACGGACATATGAGGTGTGCTTTTTTCTGATCTCAGCTTCTTCGGCCGGATCCAAAGGGGAAACACTGAACGGCCACTCCTGGCCATCTCGTTCCACCGTAACAACATGCTCTTTCCTTTGGGTTCTGATCTTCATTCAGACCTCACTATTTAAAGATGATTACGCATGAATCTTCGCCGACATTTCCCTGGCAGCGGAACGGGATGGACAGGCTGACAGTCGGGGCGGTGGTGTTTACCGCCGGCACTTCCATCAGAGAGTGGCCCAGCAGGATCTGGACAATACTGCCAGCAGTATCACCAAGGGTGATATCAAGGGCCTTTTTGGTTCCATTCTTGCCGTCCTTGAACTTGCCAGTGTCGTCCCGACGGAACTTAATATCTGCTGTTCCGGCGATGGCCCTGTTGTTCTCAACATAGTCCGCGGGGAACCCGTCATCAGTATTTTCATCCGTCTGGTATTCGACAGGAGATCCGATATCAAGGGAGATATTGGTAAACTTGGTTGCTACATCATCAATCTTGAAAACGGTATTTTTGCTCTGGAGAGGAGAGCCAACGGCGGTGAAGCTGGGCAAGAACCCCTTGATCTCAGCACCGTCCAAGCAGGTCACATTCTCGGCCATGGTCAGGTCGTTGCCCGAAACACTGGAGATCTCATAGCCGGCGCCGGAATTGTCATCTGAACCGATCTGAACCCGTCCGCCGGCGGTGAATTTATCACCATCTTCCACCGTAACAGCCGTGCTGGCCGTAACAGCTCCGACTACCACATCGGTACCGGCCCACCCCAGTTCCATAAAACCTCCTGTGAAGGTGATTTTCGAACCGCCTTTGTTTCCCAAACTCAATGATGCCTTGGAAACACAACCACCGCGGCCAAAGAAAACCGTATGGTCTTTTTTCAGCCACATAGAGAAGGATGGTTTGGTGGTGGCCTGTGTGTACTGCACATCTGTGGAGGCATTCACGGTCTCTACGCCCTGAAGGGACTCGAACAGGACACCTGCCATCGGGGCAGTGCCTTTCGTTCCAGACGGTCTAAGGTATGTGGGGATAGAAAAACTCCCCTCTGCCGCCTGGTCCTGAAAGCTGTCCAGCACATCAAGTGTTTCCTCCATCTCTTCGCTGTCAGAAAAAGAGGGCTGCTGATTCATCTCAGCATAACCGGCGGCTTTAACTAACTCAGCAGCCGCACTGGGAAAAACCAGCGTCCCCCTGGTGGTTTCCTTGACAACAAAACACTGTTGTCCGAACGCCCGTGCAATATTGTTATCACTCATGTTAATTCTCCCATATTACTGAAAATGGTATTGTTGTCTGGTGGTGCCCGGCCTGGAGCGATTTATCCACACCAACCCACTCAGTCCACGGCATGATGTCTCCGTTTTCAAAGAGTAAGTGGCCAATTGAGTAGTGATGAAACAGGTCTTCAAGCATTCCGCCATAGACCTCCCCCTCCTTGGTGCCGGCACCCAACTTTGTGAAAATGTTGATTTTTAAAACGCCGTTCCGTTCTGCAGCTCCATCAACCTCAAGAGCAGTCACACCTCCCGGTAGGAAATGAGGCTCAATGAATGGTGGTTCCGGCTTATTCTTTTTCAGGATGTCCCTGATCTGTGTCGCAGACCAATTGGCCTTCAGGTAGCCCATGGCGGTTTCGTTTATCTCATATGGCTTCATGTTGGTTCCAGTCCTTCCAGGCCAGCCAGGGCGGCATTAAAATGGGCTGTGAACTCAGCCAGAGAGACAGAAACCATCCCACGGGGAGCCTGTTTTGACGTGCCGTTCTCAAGCTCCGAGATGTATTCAAGATTGTTGGTGATGATCACCACATCGTCGTGCAATTCGAATGAGAACCCCATAGCCTCTTCATCAATTAGGGCATTTATCTCTGCAAACGAAAATCCGTCATCATGATCAATTGTCAGGTCTCGATCCGACGTTGATATCATCCAGTTGGCCTTGGCCCTCCCGGTGTCCACCGGCGTCCGCTCAACTATGGCCCGGTAAAGATCAATGCAAGCCTTCCGGATTACCTTCTCGACCGAACCGTCAACATAGTCGGCCAAAGCCATGAGGGAAGATGCAAAGCCGGCGGCATTTTCTGAAACCGTGTCCATGCCGAAATTTTCTATGATTTCATCGGTCATGATCTGATCTGAGCCTCATAAAAAAGAGTGACATTACCCGGGTCAACGGCCTCGATGTTGATCACATTCTGGACTGCGCCGTCGATCAGGATCTCATGGGACGTATCAATCTCAGGAAGGCCGTAGGCAGGAAACAGGAGCTTGGTGTCGTTTTGCTGGATGATCTTCCCGTCAATCTGGCTGGCCTTATATTTTTTCTTCAGGGCAAACGTGGTGTCTGTGGATGGTGTTGTGGCCCCGTCATATTGGAGTGTGTCCGCATTGAAATCACCAGGTTCACCCGGGGTCCGGATAGTGATTTCAAATCCGTCGTCTTTGAAATCATCGTAGATAGTTTTCTGCTCAGCGTTCCAGTCGGCCATCACCCACGCTCCACCCGGATATTTGCCCGGGACCGGACATAAGGCCCAAGAAGCATCTCTACACCACGAAAGCGTTTCCAGGCCGGGGCATTTGACCGGTATGATTTCTGGATCGCTCCACCGGTGTTTTTGCTGGAGATGTAGTCATCGCGGGTCAGGGCTGGTGTCAGGACGCCCGGGGCTTTCAATTCCTCCAGGGATAAGAGGATGTGGGCATTTGTGATGTCCTCTGGCTGCTCAACGGTGAAGACGTCATCAACCCAAGACAACGTCTTCAAATAGTCCCATGCTCTCTGCATGGCCTGGGTTTTAACTGCATCTTCACCGCCCCAATCAGATGAACCACGCGCTTCAAAATATGCATCTGCGTCGGATAATGTGGCCTGAGTCCAATAGTTATCAATATTAACTCGGATATCACCTGAGGTTCGGTAAAAAAACATTATTCAGCCTTCGTTTCCATGGCTGTTTTCTTCTTGATCTGGGTTTTCGGGGCCTTATCTGTCCATCCCAGTTCAACACGCTCGTGTTCCGCTTGAGAGTCGGGTTCCACCAGGTGCATTTCGCCGTCATTGCTGTACATCTTCTTGAGTTTCATGACGCTCCTTATTTATGGGCCGGGTTACTCCCGGCCCTTTGAGGTTAGTGACTATCCGAGCAGAATACAGGCGTGTTCCGGCTTGATCATCTTTGCGCCCCAGGCAAGGCCAACTTCGTACTTCACCCGGCGGTACTGGGCGTACATGGCAACCTGAAAGGAAAGCCCTGAAAGAGGATCGACGACTTCCATCACGTCGATTGCGGAATCAATGGGTTTTCCGTTCTGATCTTTGGGCATTTCCGGATGCCTTGCAGCCAAAACCACAGCTGACCGTGCAAAGGCCATGTTGGCGGTGTGGGTTCCGCCCACAGTTACGGCAGTTCCATCGGCCACATCGGCCAGAAGTCCGGGAGCTGCAAGAACGATGTCGCCGGCTGCCGCTGTTCCGGTGGTAACCATATATTTGTTGGTGTCGCCCGCGAACGTAACGAAATCGCCAGCCAACACTGTTCCGGTACCGGTTTTCAGTGTGATGGTGGTGTCGCCCGCGGAGTGGGCGCCGTCAACAGCATAGGAAGCCCCGGTCCCCTTGGTATGTGAAGCGGCGGCGGCAGATTCGTGGACATCAAGCCCTTGGACCATACCGATGGTGCCGCGCCTCAGCAGATCATCGTTGCCGGCCCGGTTCACCTCAAAAAGACCGGACTGCTTCCCGCGGATGTTGGCGATGGCTGATGAATCCAGTACAAGATGACGGTCGGTACCGGGGGCGCCGTTGTCGGTCAGGATCTTCAATGTCTGTGCGAAATCAGACAGATCACCGGAGGTGCCGAAGGGGGCCGTTCCAGCAGTGCCATATGCTCTGGAAGCGTATACAGAGAGGGCTGTTATGTCAGCCTCGACCAGATTCACCAGGGCTCGGATTGACTGGGCGAACTGATCAATGAGAATGGGATTGTACTGCCCACCGACAGACAGCTGTTCTTCACCGGACCAGCGAATGGGGGACACCTTTGACTTGGTGATGGATACATCCACATAGCCCGGAGCCTGATCACCGGAATCCGCAGGATTGTTCCCTGGCGTCACATCTTCGGTGGTCGCCTCGGGGGTGATGTGGGAGCGTACTATCTGCCCCTTTGCGGCGGTTTCCGCCTTGGAATCCATGGACACTGCCCGGATTGCTCCGGCCTGTTCCCGGGACACAACGTCAAGGCCTTCATAAATTACGGGGATGAGATTGGTAAGCGTATTTGCCATTTTTTAAATTCCTTTTATTCCGTGACCCGGCCGCCTTCTTTCACGAACTTTGCACGGGATACCTGATCCATGCCGTTAAACGCCTGCCGGGTAATGGTTTTTCCTGTGAAATTGCTCTGGCCACCGCCGGGTGGTGTTCCGCCACCGCCGTCAATACCCTTTAAAAGGCGATCCTTATCCGGGTGTTCACTGACGAGGGTTTCCAGGGCCTCATTGACGTTGGCAAAACTGCCGGGGTCTTTGAGTGACATAATCTTGGTGCCATCCTTCCGAACCGCCACAGCCTTGTGTTCACCGTCAACTTCCTCGATCTTGAAGTTGTTTTTAAACACGTCAAATGCAACGGATGGTGTAAGCACGGTCTTGTCGGAGATGAATGATGCTTGGCTGATCTGGCCCCGGATCAGGAGATCGGAGATTGTTGACTCGCTTTTACCGATCCTGTCCTGGTATTCCTTTTCCTTGGCGGCAAAGGCAGTTTCCATGCCAGAGATTTTTTCGTTGAACGTTGCGGCCACGGATGCCTTGAGGGTTTCAACCTCCTTGGCGTCCACCAGCTTTTTGTCATCCAGGTTTTGGACCGTCTCAAGGGCGGCATTTGCCTTTTTGATGAAGCTGGCAGGGTCATTGATCCCTGAGAACGCCTCAAGTCTGGCTTCATAGTCCCGGATCTTTTCCTTCCGGCCTACCGACTCGGCTGTCACGTCGCTGATCTTTTTCAGGGCGGATTCTGCGTTGAAGGGAGATTCTTTCCCATCATCGTAAACCCAAACCGGGTGTCCGTCCTGAACCACAATGTTCTCACCATCCATTTTCCACGGCATTTCTTGCCATCCTTCCCGCAACTGCGGTTTTTACTTTGGGCTCCTGCCCGACCTGTTAGAGTTCATTGCGGGGTAAACCCGCATGTAGTTTCATCATTGGATAAAAAGGACACAAAAGTAGTGGAGATGGTTGGCGTTATTGATTTTTAGCGGTTTTGGTTTTGTGGTGAGTGATGGGGGATTGTTGCGACCGGTTATGTTCTACCTTAACCCTACGAATTTACCAGTTCTATCTTTTTTTAAGAGCCTGATATCACCATGCTTGTCCACCAGATCGGAAAAGGATATTTTACCGCCCTGTAAAAGCCGAAATCGATTCGGGCCGAGTAGGTCTTTTTGGTATTGGGCGCCACGGGAGTTAAAGAATGCCTCAAAATCACCATCAATCTGACCTGCCTTTATAATTTTTCGCTTATCAGCCCTTTCAGTATATGGCCGGATAGACCGCTTTAGATCATCAATGTCGAGGCCAAGGTCTCGGTATGAGGCTGTTTCTGGCACGCAGAAGCACCGACACCTGGGATGTAGAGGGGGCCTGATATGAGCGTCGCCCAGCCGAAACCGGCGGCCATCCATACCGGCACACCTAAGGCATGTCCCCCTACCTGATACCGCGACCTCAAGAGTGGAATTCCAGACCTCATATTTGATGATGTCCGCGTTGGCATCATAGACGGCCTTTGCTGCGGTGTTGTTCATATCGGCGATATACGTTCGAACGAGAGTTTCAGCGTCTGTCTGTATCATGTCAAATGCACTGGCCATATGCCGAATGATTTTCTGAGTACCCAGACCCTTAAAATTATCCGCCATGATCGCCACTTGAATCTCGTCTATAATGCGTAAATCGAACGTATTTTTCACCCAGCTGCTAAGCAATTTGCCACCAACTGGTGTGGATACTGCCATAGAACGAAGTTGATCGGGGGAAATAGCTGTGAAGTTGTATCCAACGGTTTCGGATAACTTGCCATCAAAAGATAGTATATTGTCGTATTCTCGATATGAATATTCCCCAGCTACGACAGCCGCTTCCCGAATATTTTTTATGAGGTTGGTCTGGATTCCGAGGGTGAGGTTATTAAGTTCCTCCAAGACCATATCCTCTCGGCCTTTCGGCATGCGCATGTCACGAAAAGAGATCTCATCAAAGAGCTGTTCCCGTGCAATATCAATGGTTTTCTGAATTGACTTCAAAGTCTCGTCAGTGTAAGCTGAAAGTTGATACTGATGTTCAATATACCGGTATAGTATCAGCAGGTTCTTATATTTATCTCCGGAGGTCATTATTCAATACTTAGACATTACGGGTATGTGTGTCGCCCGAGAAAGAAAAAGAATAGAACGGGCCGCTAAAGTGGCGCCGGTTTGGGATGAAAAAATGGCGGAGCAATTCGAAAACTCTGATCAAGCTTCTACATCCTCAAACCAATCAGACAGCGCCGGGTCGTCCACGCAATATGTGAAAGACCCGAAGGAATCATCGGTCAAGCCGACTGTGCATTCAAAATGATCGCCCCCATGTCTAATTGTTTTCGCCGGGGCAGTTCCTAAGATAGTCCCGGCAGGGATCACAATGTCTTTTTTTAATCTCTTTTTCTTGTTCATAACGACTCCATCATCTTTGTTTTACAGGCTTCCAAAAGCCACATGACCGTCCCGCCGTCTGCATAGGATGATGCGGCATAAACCTCACCCTCGCTATCAAACCCAACGATCACAACACCATCCATCTCTCCCTTTGCCTCTTCGAGGATTTTGTCTGCCGGCGGGTCGAGTTTTGTTACTCCGCCTATTGGTATTATCTTTGCCATTACATGCCTCCAGTCCCAGTTAAAAAAGACTTCCCAATATCACCGAAGCTGCCACCCTCATTTGCAATAGCTGCGGCGATCTCAACAGGGTCTGCATTTTCACCAATAACACCCCGTCGCTTTAATTCTGTAATGAGCGTCCCCCGGTCAATACCACGGGCCTTGAATGCTGTTATCAGCACATTGGTGTCAAAATTCTGCAGGGCCAGGCTAAAATCGGTGTTAACCACCGCGCCACCCTTTGGTTTTTCCCCGAGGATCTCGCACATAAAACCGATGGCCGTATTCAAAACATCCTGGCATTCCATGGCAGTGGCATTCAAAAAACTACCTGTTTTAGCACCGGTCAGCGCTCTTTCTGTGGCGGTAATCACGCCAGACCTGTCGTTCATAATCAGATCAAGCCCCCACAAAGACATTAGAGCCTCAATGCGATCAAGGTCTTTCCATCCGTCACCGATAGCCTTTCCGGCGTGCTCAACATATTTGAGGTCACCATCTTCGGCTTGAGAATGTATTAAGTTATTTGGACTGATAATGATCTTTCCATCGTCGTCAGCGTCAAGCAGTTTCCCGAACAGGATTGGCACCCTGCATGCGTGGAGGATGTTATTCTGATCTGATGACGATACCCAGTGGTGTTGGTTTAACTCGGCAAGCCCGGTTAGTGGTGGCCTGGCCGTGAATTCAGAAACCTTTTTCCCGGTAAACAAAGTTGCAAGAAGAATTTTTTTCAGCGGAGTTGTTCCAGAACCGTGAATCTCCCACTCTTTTTTATCATTCTCACGCCAAACCTCCCACCGCCCCGGGTAGACTACGCGGATCTGTTCAACGTCTTTAGTCTGAAAATCCCCGTCATCTTCTTTAACTATCTCACGCAGCCGGATCTGAGTAAGGTTTTTGTTAGAATCGAGCTTGAAACCAATCAGATTCCCAGCTGGCACATGAACAAAATATGGCCGGCGTCCGAGTTTTTTGTCCTGCTCTTTGGTCGTTTTCTCTTCATTCCCCATCTTATCTTTAGGGAGGGGTTGAACATCAACAAAAATATGACCTGTCCCGTTTATTATGGCCCACTCAAAGAAGTCCCGGGCAAACCGTGTGACATTTCGGTTCAGCAAGTCTATATTATCCATCAGGTTTGTGACACCTTCTGGGGTGTCCTCCTGGAAAGTTACCGGTTTATCAAAAACTTCCCCTCCGAGGATTGATATTGTTCGTTCATACCCGCCAAAAAGGAAAGACCTATCCAGTTTAGCTTTGTAATCATCGTCTGATTCATTCTTTTCCTGGGGGAGGAATTTGGTCCCAGCGTCTCGCATGGCCTTGGTGCCGCCCATAAGTGCATGGGGTAGTTCCAGTGCTTGCATCAGCTCGTCATGTTCTTTTGATGATTTGGAAGGATCTGTCATTACAACCTCACTGATTGAGTTGTTGTGGTTGGCCGCTTGATCGGCATTTCATATGCCACCGGGTATGTGGTCGCATCGTTCTGATGGTCAAACCCGGAAGACTTATCTGGCTCACCATTTGAATCGTAGGCCTGCTGTTCGAGGCTCGTGGCGACGGTCGGACACTCATCTGCGTTGACAAACAAGATGCCATCGTGAAGGGCCTTGTTTGTAGCCTGTACCCTGTCCTTAACGGCGGGATTTGACGCCTTGGCTTTGATCTTGAATTTTGCATGCTTCAGCAGGAGGATATCCGACTCTGAGGCGTTGTTGGACTTCCGGTTTTTACCGGTGGCATCTGGGTATATGGTGATAGAGTGTTTTTTGTCTTGCCACCGCTCCTTGATGATGCTGATTATCTCTGGGGTGTCAAAAACGTCTTTCAACTCAGCCACGGCATGCCATTGCTTCCCCCTCTGAACGTAAATGGTAGCCGCCATATGCTGGACATTGAAGTCCATTCCGATGTATAGGGGTTCGTTCTCCTGAATGGTCTCGGAGCTGTTGTGAATGTTCCGGTCATACGCCCGATAAACAGTTCCGGATGTCAGGTTGACGAACTGGCCTTCGAGATAAGCTGCAATCAGCTCCGGAGGATATGCCTCAACCAGAGATGGTATATAGTCTTCAGGTAGGTTCTCCTCGTTGTCATAGGTGCTGGCCTGAATCAGTCCGTAATTTTGACGAAGGGACGGGTTTTCGGCCAGCGCTTTAACAAAAAGCTGATAGACAAACTTGAACCCCTCCGGGGTGGTGGTTACATCAACGCCATTTTTCAGCCCAGAGACTTTATACCGCATCCGGGCTATGATTTTGCGCCAAGCTGTCCGGGCCTTTTCTATCGTGAGGATGTCAAGCTCGTCCGCCAGAGCATGCCCTATCTTAAATCCAACGATGTATTGAGGGCGGTCCATCGAACGACAAATTGCGGTGCCTCGGTAGGCCCCCCCGGAATAAAAGTGGACCTCCTTATTGCCTTCTTTGATATCGACATTGAGACCCATAAGGTGGGAGACTTCGTCAATGGTTGGGTAGAAAATGTCCCTGATATGTGGAAATGTTGGGGCAAAATATCCTTGGTTTATACCCGGCCATTCGTAAAAATGCTGACACATAGCCATGCAGCCAGAGAAGGTTTTAGAACTGCCGAACCCACCAACAAAGCCGCGAAACTTTTGCGGCATAGACAGAAAAATAGCCTGTGGAATGTTGGCCTCCACCTTAACCGTTGGTGAGTCTTGCATCTTTCGCTATGATCTCAACTTTTACCGGAGTTGCTATGTCGCCAGTGGGGGCATGCTCTTTAAACATACCGAGATGTTTTGCAATATCCTGAAGGGCTCGTAGTTTATCCGCAATCTTAATTTTCTTTGTGTATTCAGGCTCATATTCCCCTTCGGCGTTTTGGACGCTTTTCGTCACCACATCCATACCAGCCAAACAAGCCGCTGTCTCGGTATCCAAATCTGAAATAGGCCTTAAATTGCCATTTCCATCAAAGAATTTACGCGGGTCCAAAAATGCTATTCTGGCATATTCCTTCAAAACCCTGTCTTGCGTTATTTCTGTTCTCTTCGCCCTTTCATCCATTGCAGCCTGGATATACGCTGCAACGTTAGGTTTTCTTAGCAGATTTGATGCATTAACCGCGGCGGTAGATTTTTTCTTGACCCTGGTGTATGCCACCATGTATGCACGAGTCCCATTGAGGTCTATTAAGTACTCGTCACAAAAAATCTTTTGCTGTTTGGTAAGTTTCTTCATCTACCCAATCCGGCTTCAATCAACCGGTCAAGTTTGCTATTCATACACTCAAGTTGACGCTCAACTCTCTTTGTGTCCGCCTGGTATCTCTCAAGCCGTACATATTTTTCTGGCATTGCGTAAACCTGAATAGCCAACCACGCCGTTATAGATGAGAGCACAAAGAGGACAGCGTAAACTGCATATGTAAGTATTTTCGTCTGGGTTACGGTTAGGCCATTTGTCATGTCAAATCCTTTTTAAAGCCGGTTTTTTGAGATCTTCAAAAGTTTGTCCTTAGGATGACCGGAAACCTCACTATTGGAAAAATGGGACATAATCTTGGCCCTGGCCTTTGATAGACGGTGTTTTACGCCTCTTTGGTTTAATCTGTTCCTCCCCCTTCCACCTGATAGCGCCCTGGCAATTCCTTTGTATGTTTTGCGCTGCAGATAAAACATGCTGACAATCTTGTTCTCAAGCGGGGATAAAAACTGAAATGCGGCAATTTCCTCTGTGTAAATTGACGCCGAGATATCAAACATACCGGCATCTGAGATGCCTTCTATCGAATAGATATTTGATTCCGTCAGTGTTGATTCTCTCTTGTTGACGTGTTGGTGGCTGATATATTCCTCGGCCTTGGTGCAGGTCTTTTTGCAGGTTTTTCTATCTTCACACTCCTCACACAACATGGACATAACCCTTCTCCAGGGCCCGTCCATTTTACGGGTGGGACTCTTGCTTTTGAGTTAACCGTCCAGTGTGTGGGTGGGTTCTATCTTTAACTGTTGTATCTAAATCGAAGGCCCTTGCATCTATCGAAGTCAGGGCACCCTTGTTCTATTTTTCCAACTGATCCATTTGGCTTAAAGTGAACACATATATCTGATAGGCTTGATTTTTTGCACCCCCCTGAGAATTCAGTTGGAGGTATAAACTCTTTTGCTTCTTCAAGCACAAACACTCTTTCTGCTTTTGTCAATTTTCATCTCCGCAACTATGACAGAACATCAGGATTATCTTCTTGACCATTCACCGAATCCGCATCCTCCAAAGTCCCGATAAACTGACACGGCCGGATATGATCCGAGGAAAGGCACTGTATTACCCCCCCCCTCCTACGAGCGCAGTAAAACCCACATACTGGGCATATGCACCTTTTCCATGTTGGCTTGGTGGTAACTACCTGGCTCATGCTTTATCCCTCCTGGGTATGCACTGGTGGACGCCCGGGGCCGTGTGCAGCCATCGCAGTCGAAACCGCCGGTAAAGATCCCGAAGCCCTGCCCTGTCTTCCCGCCGCATCCGGTTTAACTGTCTGTTTGAAATTGTCCTCATTCCATCTCCTTTCCCGGGCCACCCGGTGCGACCGGATACAATGCCTTGCGACTTTTTTCAGCCATAGGCTCAGTATCCGGCGGTCTCTCACGCCCAGTATCCCATCCGTTCCGGGTCTACCCTGGGGAACACTGGTGCAAACGTCTCACATCCGTCACAGGCCCCGCCATGAGCATCGTTAAAGCAGGAGGGGGCATTGATGCAGTAGTCGCCCCGGCGATGATACTGGGTGGATTTCCACATCCGGTTCGGCAACGGGAAGGCCTTCTTTTTCTCCGCCTTCCGTTTGTCATACTCTGCCTTCCTTGCGTTTCTGCGCACCCGGTTACAATTCGTGCAGCGCTGAGGGTAGCGCCCGGAATTAGATTTTGAACGAGCCATAGCACCACATTGGCACACAATGAATTTGTATTTCACGATCCCAGACTTGCCGTGTTTAGGGCAATACAAGTGTCCGGATAAACGATCCAGGCAAGCATCGTCCCGCTCGACTACGCAACCGCATGTCAGCTTTAGGTATCGTTTGGTCATGCTGCCCCCACCATATCCCCGGCTATTCCAGCATACCCGGCCAGATCCACATAATTATCAACCTTCGGCTTTTGGCCGGACATCCGGGCGATCTTGAGTAACATCATCATCTCAGCTACCTGTCTTGGGGAAAGCTTCACCTCAGTGCCCTGTGCCCTGAGATATGTGGTCCAGTAATCACCGATGGTCCGGAAGGAGTCTTCCGGGTTACCGTATGAATCCTGGCGCTCTCCGTTGATGATCTTCTGGGCGGTCTCCAGAACCTTGCCGCGAGGGTGCTCTATCTCGTCGATGGCCTTGCCCACCTCTTCCAGGGTCGGCCGCTTGATGGGTGTGGGGCCGGGTGTCGTGGCTTCCTTGGCTTCCGGCTCTGCCCCATCCACCGCCTTTGCCTTCGCGTCAGCAATGCGCGTGAGTTCCTTGGACCTGGAATACGGGTCCATCTCGGAATGTTTGGGGCAGTACTTGGACCTGCTCCAGGCTTGTTGAGACTGTTCCGGTTTCCGGGTAAATTCTTTGCCGCAAGGGCAGGTTTTGGTTTCCATATCCTCTCCTTTCAAGGACTCTTGGTACAGGGCAAGGCCGGTTTCGCAACCCTCACACCTCAAGGCTCTTGTCAGCCTTGTGGATTCCTCGCCGATAATTCTTTTGCCGCCGTTCTTTGATTCTTTCACACGTTTTGAAAGACGAACTATCTCAGCCTGCATCCCGATACATGTGTCGGGCTTTAAAAAACTGGCGTTAAATCTTTTGCACTCAATCACGCTTAGCTCTCCAGAAACCGATATTCCGGATACCGGCGCAGGAACATTTTCCGTTTTAGGAGATATTCCTTGGTCTTGTGGCCTTTAACATCCTCAACGACCGTCTCGCCTTCCTTTTCGTATTGGAAGTCTGCCCGGTACTTTATCGCCCGGATCTTCTTGCCGTGGGATGTGAAGGCATCCAGCAGGACAAATTCCGGTTGAAGCTTTAGCCCGGATATCAACCCGCAGTGTTGTTGCAGCTTCAATTCCTGATACCGGGCCGCTTCCTTCCTGGAATCGAACTTGATACCGTCCACACAGGCTTTTTGGGCGTTGAATTTATGTTTCCGTTTCGGCTTTGCCGGAGTCTGACCGGCACTCAGCATGTCAAGTTGGCTTTGGGTAATTCGAACCATGGACCACCTTCCTAAAACGGAATGGTATCATCGGGGATATTGTCCGGGCCACCAACCTGCCCCTGCCCCTGATTCGGATACTGCGGCCGCTGGCTGAATCCCTGCCCGTTGTCCTGGGTCTGTCCCTGCTGCTGATACCCGCCGCCCTGGTTCTGCTGGTTCTGGTATCCGCCATGCTGACCCTGGCCGCCCTGGCGATTGCCTCCGCCCAGGAACTGGAAATTTGTGGCAACGACCTCGGTCACGTAATGGGTCTGACCGTCTTTTTCGTAGTTTCTGGTCTGGAGACGACCCTCGATGTAAATCTGGCTGCCCTTGGACATGTACTTTTCGATGGTTTCCGCCTGCTTGCCGAAAACTACAATGCGGTGATATTCCGTCCGCTCCTGCTGCTGGCCATTCTGGTCTTTCCACTTTTCGGATGTTGCTATTGACGCATTCACAACGGCCGTGCCCTGCTGCGAATAGCGTAATTCCGGGTCTCTGGTAAACCCGCCTATGATCATAACTTTGTTTAATCCTGCCATCTTTTCTCCTTACGGGACCATTTGGAACATGCCGCGCTTATCATTGAAAAAAACCTGTTGTTCAACACCCTTCGCGCCCTGCCTATTTTTCGCCAAAATTATTTCTGTGTTTGCCTGGTGGATATTTTCGTTGTAGTACCCGGGTCTGTAGAGCAAGAAGACCATATCCGCATCCTCTTCAATCATCCCTGTTTGCTTTAAATCTGCCATTTCCGGCCTCTTGTCCTGGCGTGTCTCGGTATTCCTGTTAAGCTGGCAAAGAAGCATGATCGGAATGCGGAGTTCTTTTTTCAGCAGGGCAATGGCGGAACAGTTGTCCGAATATTGATCGAATTTTGACTGTCCGGCCTGGCCCTTGATCTTTGAAAGCTGATCTATGAAGATCATCTGGCACCCCATCCGTTTCAGCTTCCGGCATTTCCGCTCAACGTCCTGGATCTTGCATTCAGCGTCGTCAACATATAGCGGCAAATCATGTAGAGCGCTGGCCGCATCTGTAATGTCTTGCCATAACCTGCCTTTTATCGTGTCTTTGGCATAGAAGCACATGGCATTGATATTTGACTCACCACTCAGTATCCGGTCGGCCAAGGACTCTTTATCCATCTCAATTGACAGAAAACCAACCTTGACACGCTGCCACGCCAAATGCTTTGCAATAGACAGGGCCAGAGCCGTCTTGCCCATCCCCGGGCGCCCGGCCAAGATCATGAGTTTGGAGCCGAAAACTTGAATGAAATTATCCAGGGTGGGCATCCCCAGTTTGAGCCCGAGTTCCGTTTCCTGTTTCTGAGCTGCCTCAATCCTTTCGACGGCCGCCAGCATCAAATCACCAAGGCTATGGAATTTGTCTTTGCTGGTGGTGGTCTGGATCGAAAGAATATCGGCCTGGGCCTTGCCGATGTAGTCTTCGGCGTCAGTGGTGATGAACCCTGCCTCTGCAATGCCGGTGGCAACTTGGATGGTATTGCGAACCATGGCCAGGTTCCGGATGATCTCGGCATATCGCCCCACGTTTAAGGCAACCGGAGCCTCATCGGAGATTTTGACCAGGTATGCAGGCCCGCCGATCTGCTCCAGCTTTTCGGTGGACTGCAGTTCATTCCCAACGGTCACCAGGTCAACGGGCTGTTTTTTCTTTCTCAGTGCCAACATTGCCCGAAAAATTTCTTTATTCTGCCCACGGTAAAAATCATCCGGGGAAAGGCCGTCAAGATCTTCAAAACCGGCGTTATTGATCAGCAAAGCGGAAAGGGTTGACTCTTCTACATCGGAGTTGTGCGGGGGAACCCGATCAAGCAAACTGTTCATGACATTTTCTCCTGAATTTCGGCCTGTATTTCTTCGGTAGTTTTGGCTTTGGGGGCGATTGTATTTGTCTGGTAAACCTCATCTTCCCAGCGGCGCTCGGTCAACCATCCCTGCGCCCATTTCGGCGTAC